GAGTCCGCGATGGCGCAGCTCCACCGCTGGGGCGTGATGCTGTTCGGCCTCGCGCAGCTCACCTGGGACACGAGCGTGACGCCGTGGGTGCCGCATCTGGTGCCGTTTCACCCGCGGTACACGTACTATCAATTTGTTTTCCGCAAGCTGATCGCGATCACGCTCGACGGCCAGATGCCCGTGACGCCGGGCGACGGCCACTGGGTCCTGCACGCGCCGTACGGCGAGCACCGCGGATGGATGAGCGCGGCGATGCCTGCACTCGCGCAGCCGTGGATTCAGCGCAACTTCGCGTACCGCGACGCAGCCCGCTACTGCGAGCGGCACGGGTTCCCGATGTTGCGCGCCAAGGTTCCCGCGGCGGCCGACCCGCGACAGATCGCGACGCTGCGCAACGCGTTGGTGAACATCGGCCAGGAGAGCGTGCTCGAGCTCCCGCAGGGGGTCGACGGCGCGAACGGCTACGACGTCGACTACCTCGAGCCCGGGTCGACGACCTGGGAGGTGTTCGGCGATGCGATCCGCCTGTGCGATGCTGACATCACGCTCGCGCTGCTCGGTCAGAATCTGACGACCGAGGTCAAAGAGGGATCGTTCGCCGCCGCGCGCGTGCACGGTGACGTGCGGCAGGCGTTCATCGAGTTCGACAACCGGGCGATGAGCCAGACGATCTACACGCAGATCGCAAGGCCGTTCGCCGCGCTGAACTACGGTGATGCGGACCTCGCGCCGTGGACCTCGCGCGACATCATGCCGTACGAGGACAACGCGACCCTCGCGCAGACGTTCTCGAGCTTCGCGGCGGCCGTCCTCGCGTTGCGCAACGCGGGCGTGGAGCTCGGTGACCCCGAGGCGTTGGCGTGGCAGATGGGCGTACGGCTGGGCGTGGCAAAGCCCAAGGCCACCATGCCGACGCAGGTTGCCGCGAGCTCAGGGAGCGATAGCCCCGGTGACGAGGCCGAGGAAGGCGACGAGGCCGGCGACGACGGAGAAGACGAGGATGCAGACGGCGACATCGGCGACGAGCTGCCGGAGGCCGTAGCGGGTGTGCGGGTGCATGCGGTGGAGGGTAGCCGTGCCGCTGCCGACATGGGCGCGCGCCCACGCTCGGCCACGCCGGCCAAGTACAGCCACATCGACTTCACCCCGCCCGCTGGCGTGCGCAAAGAGGCGCGCAAGGGCCTCGAATGGCGCTCGGAGTACGGGCGCGGCGGCACGGCCGTTGGTGTTGCGCGTGCAAGGGACCTCGCCAACGGTCGCGAGATCTCGCCGAGCACCGCGCGGCGCATGGCGTCATATTTCGCTCGACACGAGGTCGACAAGAAGGGCGAGGGATGGAGCCCCGGCGAGGATGGATTCCCCAGCGCAGGGCGCATCGCGTGGGCGCTCTGGGGCGGTGACGCGGGGCAGTCGTGGTCGAGCAAGCTCGTGAAGCAGATGGAGGCGGCCGATGACGAGTGACGATGCGGTGAGGCCGACCTCGGGCACGATGCCCCCGCCTGCGCGTGGTGACGCGTCGACCACGGACCTCGTCGCGCGTCGCGTGTGGCGCAGGTCGACGACCACGCGTGAGCCGTTGCTCGTCGCAGCGTCGGCGCTCGACGTTGAGTACGAGGACCCTGCCGTGCACCGTGAGCCGAGCGGCGAGGCCGGCGTGATCGTCGTCGACATTCACGGGCCGCTGGAGCACCACGAGCATCCGTGTTTCGCGTCGTTCGAGAACGTCACGCGCATCGTCTGCGCGGTGCTCGACCGCTCCGACGTGCAGGCCGTCGTGATGCGGATCGATTCCCCGGGCGGCGTAGCAAACGGGATGTCGCAAGCCTCCCAGGCGATACGCTCGCACGCTGACCGCGCGGGGAAACCTCTCTACGTCTATGTCGACGAGCAAGCCTGCTCAGCGGCCTACGGCATCGCGTGCGCGGCCGATGAGATCTGGGGGCCTCCGACCGCCGAGGTCGGAAGCGTCGGCGTCATCCTGCCCGTGTGCGACGTAACCGCAGCGAACGAGGCCGCGGGCGTGCGCGTGGACTTGATCACGACGGGCGCGCGCAAGGGCGACGGAGATCCGAACAAGCCCTTGACCGATGACGTGCGCGCGGCGCTGCAAACGCGCGTCGATGCGATCGGCGAAGACTTTTTCGCCCTCGTGTCAGCACGGCGCGGGATGAGCGTCGACGAGGTGCGCGGGCTGGAGGCCGGTGTGTTCGTCGGCTCGGCTGCGGTCGACGCAGGCCTGATGGACGGTGTCGCGACGTTCGCGGAGTTCCTCGCGATCGTCAAAGCGAGTGTGACCGAACGCCCCGAGGGGGCTGCAACAGGAGATCAGGAGATGGCAAAGACGTCGCGCCTTGCGTTGGTCAAGGCACATCAGGATGCGGAGGCCGTGCTCCGTGCTGCGACCACGCCGGACGCGATCGCCGCGGCGACGCTGACGCTCGCCGAGGCCGCGCGTGCGCTCGAGGGCGCGACCGTCAAGCCGGCGGCCGGTGCGCGGTACTACAAGGAAACCACGAAGATCGAGGAGCGCGTCGAGGACATGGACTCCGAGGAGGAGGCCGAGGACGACGACGAGCCCGAGAGCGAGCGCGGCGAGGACGACGACGATGCCCCGCCGTCGAGCAAGCCCGAGGGCGCTGTCGAGGACGCCGAAGACATGGACGGCGAGGACATGGACTCCGAGGAGGACATGGAGGACGACGGCGAGAAGAAGGACGCCGAGGACGAGCCGAAGAAGGACGGCAAGCGCATGGCGAAGAAGGCCAAGAAGATGGCCGATCCCGAGGGCGAGGAGGAGGCCGAGGACGACAAGCGCGAAGTGCCGAAGAAATATCCCGGCGCTTCCTCTGGCGCTTCCGCCGGCGCTCGCGCCTCGGTGCTCGGCCACGTCCGCGCACTGACGGGGTCGAAGGACCGCGCCGTCATGCTCGGCAAGCTGGACGCCCTCGCCGAGAAGGCCGCGCGCTACGATGCGATCGTCCAGAAGCGCGCGCAGGCTGACCAGGGCAAGCGCACTGCGCAGCTCATCGACGAGGCCATCCGCGCGGGCAAGGTCGGCCCGAAGAACGCCAAGCTCATCGACCAGCTCCGCGCGATGGAGCCGAAGCGCCTGTCCGCGTTCCTCGACAGCATGCCGGTCCTCGTGCGTCGCGAGGCCGTCGCCGCGGCCGTTGCGCCCGATGGCGGCGCGATGAAGGTCGACACGCTGTCGAGGCAGGCACGCGAGGTCATCGCGGCCGTCGCTCGCACCACTGGCAAGTCGATCGAGCAGGCCACTGCCGAATACGTCGATGCCTATTCCCGCGCCGCAGGGCGCTGATTCGAGCGCACTAGCGCGATAGGAGAAACGAAGATGACTGCTCTTTCCAAGGACTTCCTGAATACGAAGGTCGAGCCCGCGCAGGTCGTGCCGAACCTGTTCCCCAACGGCCTCCCCGTCGCCGCGGCGACGAAGATCTACGCCAACTCGATCGTTGCGATGAACGCGAGCGGTTACGCGGTCCCCGCGTCGGCGACCTCGTCGCTCGTCGTGATCGGCCGCGCGATCAACAGCGCCGACAACAGCGGCGGCGCGGCTGGCGACCTTGAGATCAACATCGAGCAGGGCGCGTTCGACTTCGCGATGGCCTCGGGCGTCAACGCGCTCGTCGACAGCGACATCGGCAAGGTCGTGTACGCGCAGGACGACTGCACGATCAGCAAGACCGACCAGGGCGGCACGCTGCCGATCGCTGGCGTGTTCCTCGGCCTGTACACCCCGGCGAACAACAGCACGACGCGCGCGATCGTTCAGTTCGGCCCGTCGATCCTCGCCGGCATGGTCGGCGCGGATTCGTTCAAGTCCTACACCGCTCGCGCGGTCATCACCTCGCTCGCGGCCTACGCTGCGGCGTCGGGCGTGCTCACCGCATCGGCGAACGGCGCGATCGGCGCGCAGGACGGCGTCACGCTCGCCGTCGGCGACCTCGTGATCCTGCCCGCGTACACCGCTGGCGCTGCGACCATCGCTGCGGCCGACGTCGGCCCGTACGTGGTGACGGCCGTTGGCTCGGCCTCGGCCAAGTTCGTCCTCTCGCGTCCCGCGTGGTGGGCGTCGAGCGCGGCGATCCCCGTTGGCAAGGCCATCGAGGTCGGCGGAGAAGGTACCGTGTGGAGCGGATCGACGTGGAAGGCGCTCAGCGGCGCTGGCGTCGTCGACACCGCCGATCCGAAGCTGTATCCCGCCGTCGTCAAGGGCACCAAGACCCTCTCGGGCGGCGCGGGCACCGTGAGCAACCTGTTCGTGTGGACCGCGGCGCAGGCTGCGTGCACGGACACCACGGCCGCCGCTGCGGTCAAGGCCGTTCTCACCGCCGGCAACGGCACCGGATCGATCGCGCTCACCGGCACCACGACCGACGTGATCGGCTACGTCATCACCAACTTCTGAACCCCAGCACACGGCACTAGGAGAAATCGAACATGGCCATTCTTCCCGTCAATCCGACCGGGCTGGGGAACCCGAATCCCTACTTCCTCGGTCTCAACATGACGTTCAACGCGACCTTCGCGTCGATCGCCGAGCAGCTCTGGGCGTCGAAGCTCGCGAGCATGCTGCCGATGTCGAGCGAGGTCGAGGGCTTCGGCTGGACCGATCCCGCGAAGCGCGCGCGCGAGTGGGTCGGCGCTCGGCAGGCGGATCAGCCCGCGCCGCGCACGTACTTCCTGACGGCCAAGCCGTACGAGAAGACGATGGAGATCGACTCCTTCCGCTTCGAGGACGACAAGTTCGGCCTCTACCAGCGCAGCGTCGCCGACGTCGCGACGATGCTCGCGAAGGAGCCCGACTACCAGCTCCGCGATCTCATCTTCAACCTCGGCTCGCAGCAGGGCGCTTATCAGACCGGCCTCGACGGTCTGCCGCACTGGTCGGCTTCCCACCCCGTGAACTTCTACGACGCCGGCTTCGGCGTTTTTAACAACGATTTCAGGGGTGCGACCGGCGTCGGCGGCATTGGCGGCCCGCTCGCCATGAACGCGTACGTCACCGCGCGCTATGACATGATGCAGCGGAAGGGCGCGCACGGCGAGGTGCTTGGCATCCGCCCCAACGTCCTCGCGCACGGCCCCACGCTCGACGCGATCGCGCGTGAGTTGCTGAACGCCACGTTCCTCGGCCTCAAGTCGTTCTACGGTCAGACCGACAACGTCGGCGCGGCCGAGAACATGATGCGCGGCACCGTGGACAGCCTGATGATCCCCGACTTCGGATCGTCGCTCAACTGGCTGCTCCTCGACACGTCGCGCGGCAACATGCCGTTCACGGTTGGCACGCGCGAGATGGGCGTTTACGCGCAGCTCGTCAGCCCCACCGACCCGAACGTGTTCCAGTCGCACAAGTACTTGTTCGGCGGGTACTCGCGCTTCGTCGTGGGTTGGGGCCATCCGATCCTGTCGAGCATCAGCGGCCCCGTCGCCGGCGTCTGACGCCATCCCTACGGAGAGCACATGGCAACCGCATTCGCCTCCCTCGCAGACGTTGCGCTCGTCGGCCTTCCGTCGAGTGCGATCGGCACGCTGTCGCTCGCGCAGCAGCAGGCATGCGTGGATTGGGCGAATGCGGATGCCGGTGCGCGTCTGGCCGGTCGCTACCCTGGCATCAACCAGGGCGGCGCCGGCTGGACGTGGGACTACTCCGTCACCGGCTACGTCGTCGCGCTCGCGCGCAAACGCATGCTCGACGTGCGTGGCCGAGCGCCATCGACGGCCAGCGCGGACAAGTTGATCGACGACCTATACGCCGAGGCGATCGCTTGGTTCACGGGCGTCCAGACGCAGATGATCCATCCCGCGATCACCGGCGGCGAGCTCGCCGGCGCGACGTCGCAAGGGCCGGTCGTGAGCAGCTCGTCGACCTATTGGACGAACAGCGGCCAGCGCGCCGCGAACCGGGGGATCTGATGCCGTTGGGAGCCAGCGCGGACGTCGGCTCGCTGGAGAGCATCATCGGTGCGCTCGACGGCCTGCGCGACCTCGTCCCCGAGATTGCGCTCGAGGCGTCGATCGAGATCTTCGAGACGACCGATTCGCTATTCGTGCTCGGCGCAGATCCCTACGGCGAGACATGGGCACCGCTGGCCCCTGCGACGCTCGCCAAGGGCCGCACGCCCCCGCCCCTGACCGACACCGGGGCGATGCGCGAAAGCCTGCGCGTCGCGGTCACAGAGACGGCGATCGTGGCGTCGCTGGAGAGCCCCGCGGGCTACCACCAGGACGGCACGCGGTACATGCCTGCACGGCCCGTGCTGCCCGACTACGCGCGGGGCCTGCCCGATGCGTGGCGCGCGTCCATCACGGACGCCGGTCAAAGGGTTTTCGAGGCGAGGTGGGGCAAGTAGCCATGCCGATGCTGTCGACGCGTCCTAGCGCCTCCTGGGGGGCCTCGCGGGCCTGCATGGAGGTCACGCCGTGGGCCTGATCACCGACGTCGTCACCGCCATCAGCGACGACGTGGTCGCTGGCCTCGCGCTGACCGGCGCGCTGCCGTTGACGGACGGCGCGATCCTGCTCGGGTCGGCGATGGTTGCGCAAACGAACGCGCCCCCGCGCGTGGTGTTCGAGCCTGTGTCCACGCGCTTCGGGCCTGCCGACCGCGCAGGTAGCGGTGCGCTTCCCGGGCCGTCGGGCATCTCGTCGGACCTTGCAGCGGCGTTGCTCACCCGAACGCTGGGCACCGCGTTCGTGAAATTTCGAGTGCACTGCTGGGCAATTGCCGACGTTACCCCGGGCGCGAATCACGTGCCCGCGCAGGACATCGACGCACTGGAGGCGCTGCTCACGCAGGTGTGGCGCTCGTGCCTGCGCATCAACCCTGGGATCACTGTGCTCGACGGCGGCCTATGGGCCAACAGCGCGCGCGGCGCGGATGCGCTCCTCGCGGTGTCGGGCTGGTACGCGATGTTCTACGTCGAGATCCCGCTGCCGATTACGGACTACTCGCTCGAATGGGCCAACACGACCGGCCCTGGCGATCCTCCGGTGGGCACCGAGATCGCCACGTACATCGCACCGGGCGACGGCGGCGCACCCGAGGCCGGGCCGGTGATTGTCGTGCCCTACGTCCCGCCGCCTCCCTGATTCGGGGGCGATGAGCCCCGTCATGACCGGGCGACGAGCCCCACGAACACGAGGTCACCATGAGCACGACTGGTAACGTTCAGATCACGATCAACGACAACGGAGGGGCCACGAATATCATCGTGGCGGCTCCGAGCGTCATCGCCGTAGCGGGGACCTCGAGCGCCGGCACCGTCGGTGTCCCGGTGTCGACGCGGTCGCTTGCGACCATCACCAGCACGTTCGGCTACGGCCCGCTCAGCGAGCTGTGCGCGCTGCTCATCAGCGCGGGTGCGACCGTCATCGCGACCAAGCTCACGACGGCTGTCGCCGGCTCGGCAAGCGCGGTCACGTTCGCGGGCACGGGCAGCTCCGCGGTTACCGTCAGCGGCGCAGCCTTCGACACGTACTACGTGGTCGCAAAGGTCATTACGGGCGGCACGATCGGCAGCGCCGGCATCACGCTTCAGATCTCGCTCGATGCCGGTCGCACGTTCGGGCCGGTCATCGCGCTGGACGTCGCGAGCAACTACGCGATTCCCCAGACGGGCCTTACCATCAATTTCGGCGCGGGCACGCTCGTCGCGGGTGACACCGCGACCTTCGGCACCGTTGCTCCCGCTCCCAACGCGGCCGGCGTCAACGCGTGGCTGAATGCGATGCTCGCGAGCCCCTACGCTGCGGCCGGCTGGGGTTCGATGATCGTCGCCGGATCGCGCACCGGCGCGGACGTGACGTCGGTGCAGGCCACGCTCGACACGCTCGCGGCGCAGTACCTGTTCGAGCGCCTGATCTTCAATTCGCGCGACGTGTCGCCTGCGGCCAAGTGGGGCGGCACCGGCGAGACGGAGTCGACGTGGCAGAACGCGTTGCTGAACGACTTCTCCGCGACTTCCGCGCGCCGCTCGTGCGTGTCGGCCGGCTACTACAACATGCCCTCGGGCATCGCGAATCCGGCCGCAGGTACGCCGCGTTACCGTCGTCCGCTGTCGTGGGCGATCGCCGCGCGCAAGGTGCAGCAGCCGGTGCAGGTGCTCAGCTCGCGCGTGAAGGACGGCACGCTCGCTGCGATCATCGTCGACCCGACGAACGACCCGACCGACGGATTCATCTACCACGACGAGCGCATCAACCCCGGCCTCGACGCGGGTCGGTTTGCGTCGGCGTGGACGCGCCTCGGACAGCCGCAGGGATTTTTCGTCCGCTCGGAGAACCTCATGTCGCCGCTCGGGAGCGACTTCCCGCTGCTCGCCGTCGGCCAGTGCTTCGACAACTTCTGCTCGGCCCTGGTGCAGTTCTTCACGGCCAACATCGACGACTCGGTGCGGACCAACAGCAACGGCACGATCTACGAGAACGACGCGCAACGCCTCGAATCCGGCGCGCTGTCGGCCGTCGCGTCGAGCATGACCGGGCAGTACCAGCCGCAGAACACGAGCGTGGTCATCGACCGCACCTACAACGTCAAGACCAACAGCAAGGTTCTCGTGTCGGGCACCTTCGGCGGCCTCGCGTACGTGCGCGAATTCGACCTCACTGTGCAGGTTCAGAATCCGAACGCGGCCTGATCCGCATTACCGATAAGGAGACATCATCATGCCGCTTGGACTCCCTCTCCAGTACCCCTCGACGACGGGCGCGCGTCCGTCGTTCGGTCACATCGAGCTTCGCATCGCCGGCTTCCCGTTCGTCGGTTTCAAGAAGATCGACTACTCGCGCACGCGGTCGCGCGAGATGGTCTACGGCGCGCACCCCGATCCGCTCGGCAAGTCGCTCGGTCAGAACGAGTACAAGGCCAGCTGCGAGCTCTACCTCCCTGAGTTTCAACTGTTCCTCGCGACGCTCGACGCGGCCGGCATCACGTTCGCCTACGGAGACACGTTCTTCGATGTCAGCGTGACCTACAACGCGCCGGGATTCAGCGTCGTGACCGACGTCCTGCGCGGGTGCACGCTCGACAGCAGCGACGCGCCGAACGGCCAGGGCACGGCGGCGCTCACGCGCACGTTCGAGCTCAACCCGCTGAAGATCTTGTTCGCCGGCAAGGACGACGTGACCGCGCCGCTCGGAGCGGTGTCGATCCTGTCGGCCTCGGCGTCCGTCAGCGTCGGCCTCGGCGCGGCGGCTTCGTTCGGGCTGTGACCGGGGGCGTGGG